TCTTTCATCTCCATCAGATATACCTGACACAACTATACTAATATGGTCTAAGAAAATATATTTGCAGTCTAATGATTGCACCATGTATCTAATTCTATTCATTAAGTCTTCTGAACTAGAACTTCCAAAGTGGTCATAGAAACAAATGTTATCTTTTACTTTATTCCATGCTTCTATTAATTTTTCTTCTGGTATATTTTTTCTAACTTCAGGATTATGTATTTGTGCATTTAGTGGTATTGATACAATTCCTCTAATACTTCTTTTTACATTTTCTTCTAATGCAATGTATCCAACTTTCTTACCTTGTGTAATTAAGTGGTATGCAAGTTCACGACAGACCTGTGATTTACCTGTACCTGAACCTGCACATAAAAGATTTAGTTCCCCATATCTCATACCCCCTAACTTTTCATTTAGTCCATTCCATAGGTAAGGAACACTTTCAACATAATCATCTTTAAGAAGTAAGTCTTTAGTTTCACTTCCTTCTATAATTCCTTGTGGTGTGTATGCTTTGGCTTCCCATACTGCATCAATTATTTTAGTGCCTTCACCTTTTTGTAAAAGTTCATTTGCATCTTTACCTCTAAGTTTTGCAATCTTAACTTTTTTAACAGGTAATATATTTGCACATTCTATTGATGCTTTGTTTCCTGCTTCATCATTATCAAACATTAAAATAATGTTCTCAAATTTAGACAAGAACTCTAACTCTTTTTTTATATATTTTTTTGCACTTGCAGAACCAGATGGAACAGAGACAACAGGAAACCTATTGTTCTGCATTTGAGAAACACTCATTGCGTCTAACTCACCTTCAGTTATGACAATCTGTTTCCCACCATCTCTCCACAAGTGCTGACCAAACAAAGAGAGGTTATTGGTATCTCCTATCCAGACAAATGATTTGTCAGGAAATCTTATATGCTGTGCTACTTTGTTGTAGTCTTTATCAAAGTAGTTAGCGATATGGCAGTTCTTACCTTTATATTCACCTGTCTCATATTTGAATATTCCACAGGTTTCAGAATTTATTCTTCTTTTAGGTAATGCTTCTGTTATGCCATTAATCATATTTGTAATTTCTTTTTTAGTGGCAACTTCAGGAAGTTCGCCATGTGTCTTTTGATAATCGTGGCAACCAAAACAATAGGTATGGTTTTGGTAGATAGCTAAATTGTCTCGGCTACCACAATTTTCGCATGGTGCATGTCTAATAAAAGTATCAGAATGTTCCATAAGTACATAAAAGAATTAGATTTCTCCTGCTTCTTTCATCTCAGCTAAGTCTCCCTCGCTGACTAAACTATCTGCGAATTTGTATCCTTTAATATCTTCATTGAGTAAATACTCTCTAACATTAAAGGCAGGACAGAATTTTCTTTCATCAAGTTCATAATGTCCTACAATTCTTGCTTCAGGATATTTAATTACTAATTCTTCTAGAACTTTCTTTAAACTTTCCCACTGGTCACCGGTGAAATTGTCCTCACCTTCCTTCCAGTTTTCTTCTTTAGCACCACCAACAACACATACTGATGTTGATATGTGATTATAATTTTTCACATGTGCTTGTAATTCGTCATCATCTCTACCTTGTTCTACAGTGCCATCTCTTTTAATAACTCTTGCATATCCAATTTTTAACCAACCTCTTTCTCTATGCCATCTATCTATTTCTTTAGCACCAATGTTTTGTGATGGTCTCGTTTGAGAACAATGTACAACTATATATTTAGTTTCTTGTCTTGCCATTTTGTTTTACCTTAATCTCCTTTAACCAGTCATCTGGTATTTCTTTTTTAGTTGATTGTACGCAGTGGTATTTAAAACCAAACATCTCACACCATTTGGCATAA